TTTTTCTTTTTCGTCCCAAACCGCCTAGTATGGGAACATTGGCAGAACTTCTGCTTCGAGCAAGAAGACCCTGATGATAGTACTGATTATGTCATCCCTACTGTTACTGCTACTGCTAATTATGAAAATGGCTATGTAGGTTCACTATGGGACTATTTCGGCTTGCCCGTAAATACGGTTGGCAACTTGTCCGGTATTAATGCTCTTCCATTCCGTGCTGTCTACCTCATATGGAATGAATGGTTCAGGGATGAGAACCTCCAGAAGTCCGTGAAGATCCAGAAAGGCGATACCAATGAAGTATTGGATTCTTCTCGCGCTTCTGATCAGCCTTCTTGGGTTTACACGTCAGATACCAATATTGTTCTCGGCTTAGCTTGTCCACCTCGCGGTAAGCGCCATGATTACTTTACTTCCGCTCTTCCTTGGACGCAGAAAGGACCCGGTGTATCTATAGGCCTTGCCGGCACCGCTACATTGGTCGATCCTTCGCCTGTTTCAGGCTATTTCGTCCAGCAGTCTAATAATAGCTTAGGTGCTGCTCAGCTCCAGAAAGATGGTGGTGTGCATGATGTTTATAACGGAAATGGTTCTATTTCATATCAATCCGGTGGCTATTCTACGGCTATAGTTGGTCATGCTGCTTCTGGGTCAGGAATGACTACTGCTAACGCTATTACTGGTTCTTCATGGCTTTCTAAATCTGCTTATGCTGACCTAGATTCTTCTAGTATCTTCACCATTAACAGCTTGCGCACTGCTTTTCAAATGCAGAAGTTCTACGAACGTCTCGCTCGCGGTGGTAGTCGGTACACTGAAGTGCTTCGCTCTTTCTTCGGTGTAGTTTCTCCGGACGCTCGTCTTCAGCGTCCTGAGTTCCTCGGTAGTTTCACGAAGATGGTTAACGTCAATCCAATAGCTCAGACTTCCGCGACCGACGATACTTCTCCGCAAGGCAATCTTTCAGCTTACGGCGTTACTGCGTCTAGATTCCATGGATTCACGAAATCTTTCGTCGAACATGGCTATATTATAGGCTTCGTTTGTGCACGTGCCGACCTCACTTACCAACAAGGCATCAATAAGATGTGGCTTCGTTCTACGGTTTACGATTTCTATTGGCCGACATTCGCCCATCTTGGTGAACAGGCTATTGAACTTCGTGAGATTTATGCTCAGGGTATTGAAGCTGATACTACTGTTTTCGGGTACCAGGAACGCTATGCCGAATATCGGTATAAACCTTCGCAGATTACCGGTAAATTCCGTAGCTCTGTAACTGGCGGTAATCTGGACGTCTGGCACTTATCCCAGTTCTTCAGTAATGCTCCTACTCTCAATGAGGAATTCATCACGGAGAACCCACCCATTAAGCGCATTATCGCTGTTCAAGATGAGCCTGAATTCCTGCTCGATGTAGGCTTCCGTTACACTACTGTACGTCCTATGCCTATGTTCGGTACGCCCGGCCTTGTCGATCACTTCTAGAAGGAGTTGGTTATATGTCATGGCTCTCCGATACATTAGGTAGTGTCGCTGGTTCTGTTCTTGGCTCTGCAGTTCAGAATCATTACAATTCTGCTAATGCCGCACAGGCTAACGCTTGGAATGTTGAAAATTATAAACATCGTTATCAGTGGGCTGTCGATGATATGCGTGCCGCTGGTCTCAATCCTATTCTTGCTGCCACTAATGGTATAGGCGGTTCTATAGCTGGAGCTTCAGCTGCTTCTGTAGGCATGAGTGATATTGGTTCTACTATGAACTCTGCTAGATCCGCTAGTGCCGCTGAACGGCAGGCGAAGAACGTCGAGCATCTTGCGTCATCTCAGATCGAGAGAAACGTCGCAGAAGCTGATTACTTTCGTCAGAACACCCATGGAGTAGTTCTCGATAATGGCATTAAGGCTAATAATTTGAATATCCTCGAGCAGACTTATGAAAAGCGTCTTGGCTACGAGCTTCAGAAAATGGACCAGGAGCTGCAGAATCTAAGGCTCCAAGGATCCTATCTCTCTTCAGGCGTCCTTTCAAACATAGCTTCAGCTAATCAGTCTAATTCTGCTGCGAGCTTCGCCACCCAGAATGCTCGTCTCTCGAAGCAGGAAGCTGATTTCTATGATTCTCTAGGCGGTAGTAATTCTGGCATTGGTCATATCCTTCGCGGTATTGGCTATCTTATGAAATAAAGGAGTGTTATTAAATGTCTAACAAAACTACTATGATTCTGACTTTCATTGTCACCGTTGTTGTCCCCTTCATTCAGGAAGTCGTGGACCTGATCGAAGCATTGAAAGGTCGTTCTACTGCATCTACTCAGCTGGTCAGTAAAGTCGCATCCGACTTTTCGCACGATGTTGACAAACTTGTTGAGCCAGTTTCTAACAAGAACGATTCTAAGAAAACTAGCCGTTTTTTCGGTTCCTGGAGGGACGCTAAATGAAACGTCGAAAATTGTCTAGACGAGGTTCTCGCCGTCTCTTTCGGCGCACCTCCAGATCTCGTCGGAAAAATTTCAAGAGAGTAGGACGAGGTGGATTTAGGATTTGACAATCTGACTTAATCCTGATACAATCGGTACAGGTGATTAATATGGTCTGTTACAATCCAATTCTAATGTACCCAGTCGAAGGAGCAATCACGAAAAACGGAAAACAACATTATTCCTTCTACGGCAGTCTAGCTTCTCACCCTGAGCTTGCTAACGATAACCGTTTCATTCGCTGTTCTTGCAAACAGTGTATCGGCTGCCGGCTCGAAAACTCTCGTCAATGGGCTGTCAGAGCTGTTCACGAAGCCCGTACTTCGTCTTCAGCCTACTTCGTTACTTGCACTTTCGATGATTATCACTTGCCCCGCGATAAGAGCTTGAGCAAGAAATTTCATCAGACTTTCATGAAAAATCTTCGTCGTGAGTATGGCAGTGGTATTCGCTTCCTCGGCTGCGGTGAATATGGTGAACTTCATGGTCGTCCCCATTATCATTACATATTGTTTAATATTGATTTCAGCGACAAAGTTTTTCGGTTCCGTGCAGACGGTTATAATACTTATACTTCTGCTCGGTTTTCGAAAATCTGGAAATACGGTATGCACCTTATTGGCGATTTCAGTTTCGACGCTGCTGCTTATGTCGCGCGCTACATAGTGAAGAAGCAGACTGGCAGTGAAGCCGCTGCTCATTATAATGGCCGTACTCCTGAGTTTATGCTTGCATCCAATCGTCCTGGCATAGGCGGAAAATGGCTTGAAGAGCATGGTGAAGAGTGTTATGCTAATGATTTCGTTGTCATCAACGGTAGAAAGATGCGTCCTCCTCGTTATTACGATAATAAATTCGATGAAACGCATCCTCACTGGATGGAGTATATTCGTAATAACCGTATTGAGAAGATGCTTCATAACTTGGAGAACAATACTTTCGAGCGCCTTGTTGATCGCTGCCGCGTTCAGGAAGGCAAGTACAAGCATTTTCTTGGCCGAAAACTTGACAAGGTGTTGTGACTGTGTTATTATTAGATCAGAAATGAGGTGATGCTTATTAGCGAACTTGAAGTTATTGAAAATTTCTGTAACAATCATAATATTCTATTCAATTATTCTTTTCGCGGAAGCAAATATGCCGCTTACCGCCTTAAGCCTGATGATTCTAGAGTTATTCGCCTAGATAATGACTATTATGTCATATCAGCTACATTATATCTCATGATTCGTAGGTATTTAGTCGCGTTTAGAAAAGGAGATGGTTCTGCTGAGACTCTATTGCATTTATGATTCCAAGGCTGAACAATTCAGCCCTCCACAGGTCTACCACAATGATATGCTTGCGCTGCGAGCTTTCGAGGGGTTAGTTAACGATGATAAGACGCTCATTAACAGTTATCCTGAAGATTTTAGTCTTCATTATGTCGGTAACCTTGGCGATTCTGATGGCCGTTATTATATTGACAGTTCTGACGAATCCCGCGTTCCTCTATTGGTTGGTCGCGCCGTAGATTACGTACGTGATCTTGACGAAGACCCCATTAAATGATAAAATAATAAAGAGCGTGTCAGAAAAAGGACGGTCTCGAAAGAGATCGCCCTTTTTTTGTACGCCACGCCCGCCGCGTCTAGGCGCCTGCGAAAGGAGGTGAAACTATGAAGTTTAGAACGGCTTACGATCCTGTAGAAGAACATGACCATTGCGGCATTGAATTCACTATGCCTTCCCTCACGGTTCAGGATGAGAAAGATGAAACTGATATCAATTACATCGTCAACAAGTACGCAGATGGTCAGAAAGGCATAGCTACTCTCGACCTCGGCGATAGTTCGCAATACGCTTATCTTCAGTTCGGAGATGCAACGCTTCCCGGTGATTATAGCACAGCTCTAGAACTTGTTTCCGGAGTTCGTGAAGAATTCTACAGCTTGCCCGCCTACGTTCGAGCTAAATTCGATCACGATCCTATGAATTTCATCAACCGATTGAATGATCCTGTAACCCTCGAATACCTCCAACAACAAGGTCTGTATGGTAATAATTATACCTCTGATAAACCACAACAGTCCTTAAGCAATGAACAAACACAAGAAAAAAATAACACTTTAGAGCAAAAAAATGAAGAAATGAAAAAATAGGCGTCACCGAGCCAGTTACTTACTTGATGTAACTGGCGTAGGTGACGCGAAAATAATCTAAAACCTAATAATAATTCGCTTCAGGTTAATTATTAGGTTTACACTTCTAAAGAAGGTGAGAAATTGGCTCGAAAAATTAGAGTTCGAGGACATCGCTTCAGTGATGCTCCTGCAATGTATATGCGTCGAACTAAATTCGATCGCTCGCACGTTTATAAGACAACTTTCAATTCAGGTAAGCTCATACCTGTATTCGTTGATGAAGTACTGCCTGGCGATACTACGAGGATGTCTGTCAATTACTTCGCTCGACTTGCTACTCCGATTAAGCCTATTATGGATAATATCTATCTCGATTGGTTTTTCTTTTTCGTCCCAAACCGCCTAGTATGGGAACATTGGCAGAACTTCTGCTTCGAGCAAGAAGACCCTGATGATAGTACTGATTATGTCATCCCT